TGCGCCGGTGTTTTCACCAGCTAAAGCACGCTCTTTTTGCCGTTCTTTGGCATATTCTTGCCGGTAAAAGTTCCGCGCGTCAATTAAGTCAGTAAATGACATTTTGGTCAATGACCGCCCGTTGATCGAATAACTGGCAACATCTGCGTCAGCTTTACCCTGCAAGACGCTTTCAATCTTGCTAATCATTATTTCAGCGTGCGTGCGCGGGTCTGCCCCGTTTACGTCCAAATCTTCGATGGCGGTAAACGTGCCACGCTCAATGACTGCGCGATTGCCAGATGCGGTTTCTGTAACCTCTAACTGCCAGTGGTAAAAGCCAGCGACATAAGTTGCGCTGGTCGCGCTGTCTACCTCAAAAACATATGTTCCATTAGTTTCGGTTGCAGCGACCTTGATTTCAGTTGCACCGCCGCCAGTGATGCGTGCGACATATTCCATTGAATGCGTTGCCAGTGGATAGTCGTCAACAAGGTCGGTGCGCTTCCAAAGCAGATAATCGCCAATGATGATTGTTTCGGGTGCTTGGCCGTCAGGGGCTTGGTCTATATCAAATCTGTTTGCCATTATTTACCGCCAGCTATTAACAAAGCCACCCTGCTTCGGGCGGCGTGCAAGTGGATTTGACTGTTGCGGCTGCGGTTGTGCTTCTGGTTCCGGCGCATTAACTACCCTATCGGCAACAGCGTTAATATTCAGCGACAAAATGCAAAGCGCAGCATATGCGTAAACCCTGCAATCAAGTGCTTCGTTTCTTGTGCGTGTCTTGACAAAATCGCGGCGTGGGAACCCTTTTTGATACTTTGTGACGATCTTTTCAGAATTTGCTAATTGCTGATAATATTCGTCAGAACGCCCCGCTGGAAAGTGACAAAACCCTGCACCTTCCGATTGTACCCGTAAACGCGAAAAAATCAATTCCTTGATCGGAAAAGTGCCGACTGCAAACAATTTTATCTTTCCGATGTTGTTTTTTGTCGGTCTAGACACCAGTGGACGCTGTTCGCCGCCCATACCCTTGATGGCAAATATGCGCCGCCCTTCGCGTGGCCGGACGAAGTTATAGACCGCTTGCGTGTAGTGGCCGCCACTATCAATGCACGCAGCCCTAATTCCTAGCTGTCTGCCGCTTTCGGTCACATATCCGGCTTTTAGGATGTTATCTAGATCATTCCACAGATGCGGCGTTGATGGGTCGCCATACAAAGTTTTATAATCAAGCGACCAACTTTCTTCATCACGCCCCCATCCTACCAATTCTAATTCCAATCGGTCATCCTGCACGTCAATGCCAGCCGTTATAACAACAATTTCATCAGATATATTAACGCCAAATTCTTCTTCCCGATCTTCAAAACGGATGTCATTAACTGTAATTCCTTCATCTTCCCAAGTTTCAGCTAAAAACGTGTTCACAAATACACGCAGCGTCTCTGCCGATTTTTTTGCAACTAAAAACTCCCGCGCTGCATCCGCAAGCGGTGTCCAAGGGCTGTATAGCCCGCTTAGATGAAAACCGGCGGTTTTATTCATAGGGTTTTGTGCAATCCACTCACCAGCACGAACCGCGCGATAACGATCCGCATCATCCCATACGCTGCCGCAATCTTCACAAATATATGCGGCTGTATCCGGCTGATCTTTTTCCCATCTAACTTGAGCCCATTTTAAAACTTGCTTATGCCCGCAATCGTGACACGGCACAAAATACTGTCGTTGATCGCTTTCTTCATAAGCTGCTTCGATCCTAGACGCGCCTTTGTTGGTTGGCGTGCTAACCATTACGATTTTGCGGTTATAAGTAAAGGTTGCCGTTCTTTTCTTGCCTAGATCAATAGGATCGCCCTCTGTTCCGGCTGAATGTGGGAACCTATCGACCTCATCAAAGAAAACGCACCTAACCGGCCTAGATGCCAGACCAGCCGGTGAATTTGCTCCGACCATAGCAATATAACCACCAACAAACGATTTTTGCAGTAAAGTGTTACCGCTATCGCGGCTGCGCGGGTCTTTCACAGCGTTCTTTAGGGCTGGCGTGTCTCGCAGCATAGGCGCAAGCCGGTCGTTACTCCACATCTTGCTCATATCTAAAGTAGGTTGCACGACAAGAATAGGTGACGGGTCTTGCGATATGTAATAGCCAATGGCGTTATTTATGATTTCAGTCTTGCCGATCTGTGCGCCGGTCATAAAAACAACGGTTTCGGTTGCCGGATCGGAAATAGCACGCATCATCCCGCGTTGGTATGGTGCGCGGTCGGTTGACCATTTACCGGCCTCTGCGCTGCTTTCACGCGAAAGCACGCGAAACTGGTCTGCCCATTGGTCAATGGCTAGATCAGGCGGTGGGGCTAGGCTGGCTAGTGTTTTCTGCGCTATCTTCGCCAAGTTCTGTGCCACGCAAAGGTTGAGTGACTTTGACTTCGACTTCGCTGATCTCTTTAAGTGCATCGTAAATGTTATCTTTCAAAATGCTTTTTACTTCAATCAGTTTTTCAGCGGCGTAAACTTCGGGTGCTACCCTTTGCGGGAAGGCTAACAGTTTTTGTCGCATATTTTGACTAACATCAATCCAAGCACGCTCTACATCGGCGGCAGGAATAAGCTGTTCCTTGATCTGTTCTTTTTCCATTTCTGCTAGATCAGCGCGGGTTTTAGTCAGTCTGGTTCGATGCGCGTTGTAATCGTCACCGCTGGTATCTGCTTTTATAGCTCTTTCGCGCAAATATTTAATATACCCTTGTACTGCCGGCACAAGCTCATAACGTCCACGCTCTGCTTTAGGGATAACGCCTTCACCTGATAGCTGTTGAACGCGGCGCGGTGATAAATCTAAAACTTTTGCAATAGTCTGTAATGGAAATGTTTGTTTTGACATTATTTCATAACCAGTTTCATACCATATTCGTTTGGCTCGTTAGGTATTTTAATATCATCGCGGCGAATTAATTTGTTTTTCTTAAACGGCTTATAATCAACGTGATGATGCCATCTGCCAAATTTCCAAACAAGCTCAGAAACATCGGGGTGCATATCTACTTGCATCTGACTTTTTGCCATAGTCCCCTCTTTTGCATAAAATTCTTCTGTATTACCGCCTTTGATAACTTGTGTCGTTGTTTTCATTTGCAAGAAAGCATTGAACTGAATTGTACACCACCCCGCTTTTAACATACGCAAAGACAGGTCAGTGTCTTCGTTATATCTTCCCCGCCACCGGAAGGGTGAGCTATTGCGAATTAAATTGCAAGAATAAATGCGAGTATTGCAAACGAAAGGCGGCATTTTGCTTTTACGGGATGCAAACATAAAATAATTTGGCCCAGCCATAGAAACATTTTTATAACGCAAAACAAAATCTTCCATCGCTCTCCAAAATGACGGGCTAGTTGTTTTTATCTTGATATTATTATTTAGCCGATAAAAACCGTTGATGTTATCATCCATAACCCAATGCCATTCGTGTCCATTAGATATGGCGTGATCCCACGCAAAATTCCTTGCCGCCCCTGGTCCTTTGCTTTTTGTATCGCCTAAATCATCAAAGGTGTCATAATCGCGCTGATATTGTTTATCTAGAATTAATATCTTATTTTTATCTATGACAGCGGCATAATCGCTGTATTGCTGTTCTTCAACAATTATGTGATACGGCACGCCCATTTCTTCTAATGACTTTGCCGTCAATCTTGTATCGTGCCGCCCTTTAGATGGAATATATAACGGGAAATTAGGCATCATCGACATATTCTTTGTCCGCCATTCTATCTATTTCAATTTCTGGAAACCAAACATATCTAGTGCGGTCTGAAATCTTTTGATTAATTAACGCCGCGAACTGATCGACCGCTTCTTGATCTTTAAAGTGTATCGGAAAAGAACGGAACGCAGTTTTGTCTTGCTGGTTAAATTCCGGCATCCCCGTCCATTCTGCCTCTGCGTCATTATCGCCTTGCTCTTTTTCTAAAAACAGATTTTCGATTTCACCTAGGTCAAAGCCGGTCTGCGTAACATCATACCCGTCTAGCTGTAAATCACCGATTTCTAAGGCTAATAAAGGCTCATCCCATTTCGCTTCTTCGGATACGCGGTTGTCTGCAATTCTGTATGCTTTTATTTGATTTGCTGTTAGGTCTGTAGCAATGTGAATTGGCACGCTTTCTAAACTAAGTTGCCTTGCGGCCTCTAATCGCGTATGTCCAGCAATTACAACCATTTCAGCGTCAACAACTATAGGCTGCCGCCAACCAAACTCTTTAATAGATGCGGCCACTTTTGCTATCGCTGCATCATTTTTGCGCGGATTTTTCGCATATGGAATGATTTTATCTATATCTATTACTTTGATGTTCATTGTAAAACGAAACCCCTTTTTTTATTCTATCGCTAGCATTGCTTCGGGGTTGTGCGTTCCC